ACAATTTATAGAAAGGCATATTATGGCAACTTTAGCAGAAATTCGAGCAAAACTCAAAGAACAAGAATCAAGACAAGGTGGAAACACATCCGGTGGTGATAACGGTATCTATCCCTTTTGGAATATGGCAGAGGGTACTACTGCATCTCTTAGGTTCCTTCCAGATGGCGATAACAACAATACTTTTTTCTGGCGAGAAAGATTAATGATCAAACTTCCTTTTGCAGGAGTAAAAGGAGAAACCGATAGTAAGCCAGTACAGGTACAAATTCCTTGTATGGAAATGTATGGCGAGAGCTGTGCTATCCTTAATGAGGTACGTGGCTGGTTTAAGGATCCAAGCTTAGAAGATATGGGCCGCCGATATTGGAAAAAACGTTCATATCTTTTCCAAGGATTTGTAACAGATGATCCTTTAAAAGAAGATAATCCTCCAGAAAACCCAATCCGTAGATTTATCATAGGCCCGCAGATTTTTACTATTATCAAGCAAGCACTTATGGATCCGGATATGGAAGAATTGCCTACTGATTATACACACGGCATTGATTTTAGATTAAACAAATCTTCTAAGGGCGGATTTGCTGATTATTCATCATCTAATTGGGCTAGACGTGAAAGACCATTAAATGATAAAGAAATGCATGCAATTAATTCATTTAGTCTGTTTGCATTAAATGATTTTATGCCTAAAAAACCAACTGATGTTGAATTAAAGATCATGCAAGAAATGTTTGAAGCAAGTGTAGATGGCGAAGCATATGATAATGATCGCTGGGGGCAATATTTCCGTCCTGCAGGCATGGCTGCAATGACTGGAGATCCTAATACTACAACATCTAGCAAAAAAGAGTCTGTAGTAGAATCACAGGTTGATACAGCAGTAACCGAGACTGTAGTAAATCCTCCGAGTAATACTGATACAGGTGCTGACAATGCTAAAGACATCCTTGCAATGATCCGAGCACGTCAATCCGATACAACAACTAATTAATTTATCTAGCAAGGAACATCTAATGTTCCTTGCAATCTGACTTTTTAAGGCACAATTATGGCAAAAGCATTTGATCCAAGTAAATTTAGGACACAATTAACAAAATCTATTACAGGCATGAGTGCTGGTTTCAATGATCCAACTGATTGGATTTCAACCGGCAATTTCGCACTTAACTATCTTATTTCAGGAGATTTCCATAAAGGCATTCCACTAGGTAAAGTTAGTGTATTTGCTGGAGAATCTGGTGCAGGTAAGAGTTATATCTGTGCAGGTAACATTGTTAAAGCAGCACAAGAACAAGGCATTTTTGTTGTATTAATTGATAGTGAAAATGCACTTGACGAAGACTGGCTAAGGAATTTATCAGTAGACACAAGTGAAGATAAGTTACTTAAATTAAACATGAGTATGATTGATGATGTAGCTAAAACTATCTCAGTTTTTATTGAAGATTACAAAAATCTCGAAGGAGAAGACAAACCTAAAGTACTGTTTGTTATTGACAGCTTAGGTATGTTACTTACACCAACTGATGTTGATCAATTTGGCAAGGGAGATCTTAAAGGTGACATGGGTAGGAAACCCAAAGCACTTACAGCACTCGTAAGGAATTGTGTTAACATGTTTGGCAGTCATAATGTAGGACTTGTAGCAACTAATCACACATACGCAAGTCAAGACATGTTTGATCCTGATGATAAAATTTCAGGCGGACAAGGTTTTATCTATGCAAGTAGTATTGTAGTTGCAATGAAAAAACTTAAACTAAAAGAAGATGAAGACGGAAATAAAACTTCAGAAGTGCAAGGTATCCGTGCAGCTTGTAAGGTAATGAAAACACGTTATGCAAAACCATTTGAAGGAGTACAAGTAAAGATTCCTTATGAAACTGGAATGAATCCGTATAGTGGTCTTGTAGATCTTTTTGAAAAGCAAGGACATCTTGTTAAAGATGGAAATAGATTACGATATACTGACAGTGAAGGAAATGAGCACAAAGAATATCGTAAAAATTGGACTGGTGAATTATTAGATATGGTTATGCAAGACTATCCAAATAAACGTAAAGACATAAATACTCCATCTATGGAAGAGGAGATTATAGAAGATGACGGAACAACAGATAGTTGAAATTTGGAGTTTATTCCGAGAACATTGTGATAAGAAACAGCTTACAGTTGCAGCAGAACATTTTGTAGAATTGCTTGCAGATTTTGGTACAACAGACGAAGCTTTAAAAAATTCATTAGGAAATTGTAATACACTTGATATTGCAATTTCCTATTATCTTGACATAGACGAGGACAGTGACGAAGATTATTAAAGGAACATATGGGATGGTATAGTGAAGTTTCTAGGGATATAGGAAAAATTCCTGATGCTATATCTGATTTTGAAACTGAGCTATTGGCTGCAAAACAAGAATGCAAAGTTAAAGGAAATGTAGAAAAACTTGCAGCCGAACTACCTGGAATTGTTGAACATAGATTTAATCAATTACAAGAGATAGAAGCTATATTAAATTATCTTAATATCGAACTGCGGAAATTACGTAGTAGTTATTTTAAAAAATATCTTGAAAATTACCAACGTGCCTTGTCAAGTAGAGACGTTGATAAATATGTTGACGGCGAAGCAGACGTGGTTGACTTTGAAAAAATAGTAAATGAATTTGCATTATTAAGAAATAAATGGCTAGGCATATTAAAAGGACTTGATCAAAAACAGTGGCAAATTACAAATATTGTAAAATTAAGAGTAGCTGGAATGGAAGACGCTAGTTTATAAAAGTTATAGGTAAAATTTATGGCCACGATGATTAAAACTCCGTATCACTGTACTTTTATACATATTCCTAAAACAGGTGGAAATAGTGTAACACACTGGTTGCAGCAACATTTTCCTACCCAGTCTACAAAAAGAAATCAGCATGCAACATTATCAGAAACAAAAAATATTCTTGGAAATACTGGCTGGACATTTTGCACAGTTAGAAATCCTTGGGATTATGCTGTCAGTTGGTATACATTTGAAATTGATGTAGCAAAAGTACGAATTGAGATGGTAAATCAAAATCCTGATTTATCAAAAATACCAAAAAAAAAGTATGATGTAAAATTACAACAAAGTAATATTGAAAGATTAGAAAAAATTGGGTTTGAAGGATGGTTACACGAAACCAAACGTTATTCACAATCTTATTGGGCAAATGATTGCGATCACATTATAAAATTAGAAAATATCAATAATGACTTTAAAAAAGTTCAAAATAAATTAAATTGTTTCGAGCCTTTACCTTTTTTAAATAAAACAAGAAATAAGAAACCTTACCGCGATTATTACACATCTGATCTATTAATAAAGCTAGTTAATGATTTGTGGCCAGAGGATGTTAAAAATTTTAATTACGAGTTTTAATGGAAGAAATTTTTGATAATATAATTAAAAAGAAGAAATGGACACAACATCCTTGTGGACCAGGATCTACATTACAATATACAGAACATTTACGTAAAAATTTATCTAATGTATTAGACGAATACGATATAAACTCCATGTTAGATATCCCTTGTGGAGATTTTTCATGGATGTCTACAATAAATTTTCCATCCGGGTTTACTTATATTGGAGCTGATATTGTATCAGATATGATTTTAAATGTACAAATAAAATATCCCCATTTTAAATTCATTAGATTGGATATAACTAAAGACAAATTACCAACTGCTGATTTATTTTTTATAAGAGATTGTTTATTACATTTTAGTTTCAACGATATTAGAAGTGCATTTCAAAATATTATAAAATCTAATCCTAAATACATAATGACAAGTAATTGGTTTGAAGGTTACAATAATTTTCAAGATATAAATACAGGCAACGGAAGAACATTAAACTTTTTAGAAAGTCCTTTTAACTTTGGACCTCCATTGGTTTCTATTAAAGATTATATTAAAGGTTTTCCTAAACGAAAAATGTTATTATGGAAAACAGAAGTAATTCAAAATTATTTAAATAATAATGATTAAACTAGTATGTTTTTATAAAGAATTATCATCTCAAGATAAATCTAAAAAATTAGTAAAAAGGTTAGATTTAAAAACTTTTACTTACCTTAAATGTTTAAGCTTATTAAAAAGTACTTTTTATAAGTTTAATCCATCTCACCAGTTTATCCTTTCTACAGATACTTTTTCTAAAATTACAGATTTAGACTGTCTTATTATTAGGAATGATCTTAAAGATTTGCTAATAATGGAAGCAATAGCAAGGGCTAATACCAACTTTATTTTAGAAAATTCTGGTAAAATAATATTAGCAGGTGCTGATCATTTGATTTGTAACTCTGTTGGAAAATTTTTTGAAGAAGATTTTGATTTAGGGTTTTGGGTTTTCCCTACATTTGATCCTACCCATAGATTAAATTTAAGCATGACTATAGTTTTAGTTAATAAAAACAAAAACAATAACGACGATATTAATGATTTTTTTAAGCAGAGAGAAAAAATTTGTTTTTCGCTCGAAAAAAAAGAACGTCAATGGTTTGCTGACCAAAAAAGTATCAGCTTATTACTAGAACAAAAAGGCATAGTATCAGAATATCACACATCTAACAAAGAAAAAACAATATTTGAATTTGGAAAATTAAAAATAAAATTATTTCCCTATGGAGAAAAATATCTAGCTGATGTCGGTGACGATGGCAGACTTGATATAAAAGAAGACACTGTGATGATAGATTTTCCAGGTCATCGGAGCAAAGAATATTTAGATGCGATTTTTGATAATATAACAAAGGAGAATTAATTGCCTACATCATCTGATCACGGAAAAAACACAATTATACAATGGTTAACTGAGAATAAAAGCTCTATAAGTAAAATTTTAGACGTAGGTTGCGGTGAAGGAACCTATCCAACATTATGCAAAGATAAAAATAATTTATTTACATCTGCCCAATGGTATGGAGTTGAAGCATGGTCTCCTTATATCGAAGAATATTCACTAAACAAAAAATATGATCATATCTACAATGAAGATGTAAGAACTTTCGATTGGGAAAAAGTCAAAGGATTTGATTTAGTAATTTTTGGCGATATATTAGAACACATGTCTAAAGAAGACGCACAAAAAACAGTAAATCATGCTTTAGAAAATGTAAACTACGTAATTATTTCAATTCCTGTAAAACATATGCCACAGGATGCAGTAGGAGGTAATCCTTATGAAATTCATGTTAAGGACAACTGGACTAATGATGAAGTATTAAATAGTTTTCCGCATATTAAAAAACATAAAGCAACAAAAAAAATTGGTGTTTACTGGCTGGAAAAATAATGTGCGGATTCGGAGTTTCAAATATCCATAAATTGTTAACTGTCAATAACACTTGTCAAAAAAGAGGTCCTGACCTAACAACTACAAAAATAATTTATGATATAGAATTCTTACACAATTTACTACATATTACTGGTAATTATACACCCCAACCTTTTATCAAAAATGATATAGCTTGTGTTTTTAATGGAGAAATTTATAATTATAAAGATTTAGGAGATTATTCTTCAGATGGCGAATCTATAATAGATTCTTATATTGAAAATGGAAAATATTTTGCATCTTATCTAGATGGAGAATTTGCCATAGTATTAATTGACTTTTCAAAAAATATAATTTTATTAGCTACTGATACATTTGCTACAAAGCCTTTATGGTATGAATTTTTAAATAATAAATTTTGTATTTCATCTTATCAGAGTCAACTCGAAGGGTTAGGTTTTAAAAATAGTAAGAAATTACTTGCTAATACGACTTTAATATTTGATAATAAAACATTTGCCCAAATAGATAAAATTTTTAATTATAATTTTGATCTTAATCAACACAAAAATATATATGATGATTGGTTAAATGCTTTTAGTGTTAGTATAAGTAAACGTAGTAAAAATACCAAGCAAGGCATGTTTGTAGGATTAAGCTCAGGATATGATAGTGGAGCTATTGCATGCGAACTCGCTAAACAATATGTACCATTTAAAAGTTATTCAATTTCAAATAATGAAAACAGCGTAATATTAAATTCTCGACTTGCGTTGTTAAAAAATACAGAATCTTTTATTCTTGACTCTGTTGAATATAAAAGATGGAAGAACGAATTAGATTTGAATTGTGAAAATTTTTGTTATACTGATAGATTTTTTACCTATGACATAAAAAAAGATCAGGCTAGTGCTGGCTTGTCTGCAATTTGTTACAAAGCAAAAAAAGAAAATAAAAAAATTTATTTTTCAGGTCAAGGAGCCGATGAAATTATCAGCGATTATGGATTTGGTGGCAAAAAGATTTATAAACATAGCAGTTTTGGAGGATTGTTTCCAGAAAAATTAGAAGGATTTTTTCCATGGCATAGTTTCTGGGATGGTACACAAATACAATATTTGAATAAAGAAGAATACGTTGCAGGACATTTTGGAATAGAAACAAGATATCCTTTCCTAGATAAAAATTTAGTTCAAGAATTTTTATGGCTAAATGTAAACTTAAAAAATAAAAAGTATAAAAGCTGTCTAGCAGAATATTTAGAAATAAATAATTTTCCTTTTGAAAATGGCGAAAAAAGAGGATTCCACGTTACTGAAAAAGGAAAAAAAACAAAAAAGATAAAAAAATGAAAAAAATATTAATTACCGGAGCTACAGGATATATAGGAAGTCATGTTACACGAATTTTAAAAGAAAATGGTAATGAAATTACAGGATGGGACATAAATTTCCATGGAGAACATAACGATACAGCAAAGTATTGTGATAAATTCCTTTTACAAGATATTACGGATACAAAGATCAAAGGAGAATATGATGCTGTAGTTCATTTAGCAGGTAGGAGTGTAGTACCACAAAGTTTAAAAGAACCTGCCGAATATTACAGGGTAAACACAATGGGGACAGATAATATTTTAAATAAGATTAAAACTCCTCATATTTTGTTTGCAGGAACCAGCAGTTCATGGGCAATGGCCTCACCCTATGCAAGGAGTAAGGTTGCAGCGGAAGATATAATTAAACAAAAAGCAAATGGATATACTATTTTTAGATTTTTTAATGTCTCAGGAACTGACGGAATACATAGACAATTAGGCAAACCATCGCATTTAATTAGAATAGCAGCAATGGCAGCAGCAGGAAAATTAGAAGAAGTAACTATATACGGAACTGATTATGAAACCAGAGATGGAACTTGTATTAGAGATTATATCCATGTTGTTGACTTAGCTAATGCAATTTCTAAATCTATAGAAAATGGTCCTTTAAACACTCCTTATGAATGCCTTGGTAGTAAACAAGGTTGGACCGTAAAAGAAGTTATTTCTATAATGAAAACGGTTACCGGCAAAGATTTTAAAGTAATAGAAGGTGACCGACGAGCAGGCGATTCTGTAGCAAATATAGTAGACAATTTAAGCTCTCATGTAACACTTACTAAATCAATTGAAGATATGTGTCTAGATCAGTATAATTTAGAAATAACAAGGAAATAAAATGGCTGAAATATACATAGTAAGTGCGGCAGATGAAAATTTTAAAGAAATGGTAAAGATGACTGAATTATCTAGCAATTTATTACGATATAAAACATTTATATATGATTTAGGTAATTTAGGATATGGCACACCATTTGAAGCTAGAATAAGTCAAAAAGCAGGAGCCAAGATACCTTCTAAACCTTTAATTATACAAGATGCTTTAAAAAAAGTAAATGTTAATGATATGGTTTTATGGTTGGATGCGGATGCAATAATTTGGGATAGGGTAGACGAAGTATATTCTAATAATTTTGATATTGCTGTTACTGTTCGAAAAAAGAAAGATAAAGAAAACAGTTTGCCAATAAATGCAGGTGTTGTATTTGTAAAAAAAACAAGTAACACTGATATTTTAATGGATAAATGGATTACGGCATGTAATACAGGAATTAGTGATCAAGTAGAACTGAATCGATTATTAAACGTTGTGTCAAATGATATTGGAAATGTGGTTGTTCGGAATAATCTACGTATAAAAGTTTTGCCTTGTGATATTTACAATAATTTTTATTTTAAAAAAAATCAAAACCATGCTAAAATAATTCATTACAAATCTAAACACAGGGCATACTGGCCAAGGAAAACTGTTAATAAAATACCAAAAAATCCTACTAAAGAACAGATACTATTAAATACTGTAGGACTTACAGGAGATAAATTTGTCTAGTTTATATAAAATTTTTATTGGTTACGATTCTAGAGAAGATATTGCTTATCAAGTATGTAGACAAAGCATCATAGATACTTGCAAACGTCCTCACGAATTAGAAATAATTCCATTAAAGTTAAATGAATTAACTGAACAAGGAATATATACAAGACCCGATGATACATTAGGATCTACTGAATTTACTTTTTCAAGATTCCTAGTTCCACATTTATGCGATTTTACTGGATGGGCTTTATTTATAGATTGTGATTTTTTATTTTTAGAAGATGTAACACGATTATTTAAAGAAATAGATGACAGATACGCTTTGATGTGTGCAAAGCATGATTACACTCCGAAAAATAAGATAAAGATGGATGGTAAAAAACAAGTAAACTATCCTAGAAAAAATTGGAGTAGTTGCGTATTATGGAATTGCGGACATGCTTCAAATAAAAAACTAACTAAAGAGCTAGTTAATGATAAAACAACTACTGGAGTTTACCTACACAGATTTCAATGGTTACCAGATAGCGAAATAGGCACTATTTCTCATGAATGGAATTGGTTGATCAATTGGTATCATGAACCAAAAGATGGAAAACCTAAAGCACTTCATTACACAGAAGGAGGTCCTTGGTTTAAAGATTACCAAAAATGCGAGTATGCTGCCGATTGGTATATTGTAGAAAAAGAATATAATAAATCATTAATCAAACTAAAACAACCAAAAGTTGGTCCTTTTGATAATTTAGAACCAAATAAAGAAAAAACATTTCATGCTTTGTTAAGGTATTGGACTGACCCTAATGGTAGATATTTTAATGAAACTTTAGAAAGTGTTAATGAAAAAATAAGGAATGCAATGGGAAACAAAGTTGTAGCAATTGATAGCGAAGGCGGAATAAATTACGCAAGCAAAGGTTTTGATTATGATAATATACTCTTTAGTTTTGTAATAGGCGCACAGGGTATTGTTTCTAATTGGGATAATGAAAAAGACACCGGTGTTCCTTTAGTTATTAGAGGATTAGGTGGCGGAAGTCGAAAAGCAATCCAAGAATGTTGGAAAACAAATCGGACATTCTATGCAGTTGATACAGGGTATTTTGGAAATTGGAAAACCAAATATATTCATCGTGTAACAAAAAATGCACTGCAAAACATTGGTCCTATTATTGAAAGACCCCTTGATAGAGCAAAATCTTTTGGTTATAAATTTAAAAAGTTTACAAAAGGATCAAAAATCTTAATTTGTCCTCCTAGTGAAAAAGTAATGGAAACTTTTAATCAACCTGATCCTGCAACATGGGTAAAAGAAATTAAAAAAGAATTAAGAAAGTATACAACTAGACCGGTTGAAGTAAGATTAAAACCAAACAGGACTGAAAGGATTACAACTAAAACAATACAAGCAGCATTACAAGAAGATGTACATTGTTTAATAACCTACAACAGTATTGCCGCAGTAGAAGCTTTAATGGAAGGTAAACCTGCTATTGTCCTAGGACCTAATGCAGCTCAATCAATTGCAGAAACAAATTTAGCAAACGTAGATAATCCTAAATATCCTGACAGAGATACAATGGATGCATTTATGGCTCATCTTGCATATTGTCAATTTACATTACCAGAAATGACATCGGGTTTTGCATGGAATATTATAAATGAAAGTAGTTAGTTATCATAGTGCTATACCAATAAAAAACAATAAGTACGAAAAAAAAGCATTACTAGAATTTTTTATAGAAGGAGTAAATAGGAAAGGAGATATTGGTATAAACCACAAAGGAGCAAATTTATTAGATTGTAATGTAGCTGTATTACAAGGATTTGTACATGAAGGAAGTAAAAATTTACCTCATTTAATATTACGCAAAAATATTATAGACAAACAAAAAATCACAGGTAATCGTACCCTTATAGCAGATAGTAATTTATTTTTGTATTTAAATAAAGAAAACACTCCCTTCCATTACTTACGTTATAGTTTCGATGGTGTATTTAGACGAACAGGATTTTATTTTGATAAAGATATAGATTTTTCTAGATTTAAAAAAATACAAAAAGATTTAAACATAGAAGTAAAAAATTATAGAACAACAGGCGATCATATTTTAATTTGTTTGCAACGTAATAATGGATGGAGTATGCAAGGGCATAATGTTATTAAAATACTTGAAAATACAATTAGATTAATAAAAACATACACCGATCGCCCTATAATTGTTAGAGGTCATCCAGGAGATAAAAAAACTGCTCAAAGTTTACAAAACAAAATGAAAAATTGTAACTTCAGTTGTAAAAATAACTTGATAGATGATTTAAAAAATGCTTGGGCTACTTTAACATACAACAGCAGTCCAGGAGTTGCTAGTTTAATCGAAGGAGTTCCTGTTTTCCAATTAGATCCTTGTATGGATAACAGCATGTATGGTGAAGTTGCGAATACAAATCTGAAAAGACTTGAAGATCCTAAATTGTTTGATCGCGAGCAATGGCTTGCGAAGATTAGTATGTCTCATTGGAAATTTGAAGAATTGCGTAGCGGAGAAGCATGGGATTTTATGAAACAGTATGTTTAATTTTTCCAATAAGACTCTGATCTAACAACCATTATGTCAGATTTTTTACTTTTACCTAATTTTTTCCTATCACCTTTCATATGATCAATCCACTTACCTAATTCAGTGTTTATAAGCGGATGTCCTCCTCCTCCAGTTTTTGCTTCTTTTAGATACATTTCGGCACTGTAATCATAAACATTTGGATATTTAAGTTTAAACTTATTTAAGATTGTACCGAATACAAAACTATCATGCCATTCGTCTAATAAAAATATTCCATTGTTGGCATCTTCATACATACGTTCAAATTCTGCAAGGAACTCTAAACAAGCAGGCTGCTTTAAGTTCATGCCATAAAAGCCGCATTCTGGCCAAGTTTGTGATCCTTTACCTCTTCCAACATATGTTAACCAACAGTTATCTGGCAATTGTTTTTTAAATTCATCAAAAGACCAAGGACTATGTACAACAGTATCAGCATCAATCCATATACACCAGTTATCTACTCTGTTACACGCATCAAAAACCGCATATACTTTATTTGCAAATCTAATTGCGTGCCATTTGAATTCTTTATGATAGTCTCTTGGTCTGCGTTCAGGAAAAGGACATTTACCATTAGCCTTAGGAACATTTTTCCATTTTTCTTTAAACTTTACTAATTTTCCTAAAGAAGCCGTTTGATCAAGAATAGTAATTTGATTAGCATCTGGATTTACAGGATGGCAATCTTCTGCGTAAACTAATAGTTTTATATTTTTATCTACTTTTTCTGCAAATGAATTAAGAAATTTTTGACCGTATTGTAATAATCCTGCTTGGTGGAAAGTTGTTACCGCTGTTATTGCTGACATGTAAAAAACCTATTAAATATATTTTTATTAAAGGTATTTAACAATGATATTTGGAATTTGGACAGCAAATGGTGCTTTGAATAGTAAGCCCGTATTTGAAGCATTTCAAACTGGTTTAAAAAAATTAGGTCATACAGTAAAACTAAATCAATCCGGCGATGTTGAAGTGATTTGGAGTGTTTTATGGAGAGGACGAATGCTTCGTAACAAATCAATATGGGATACTGCAAAAGCCAATAATAAACCAGTGATTGTTTTAGAAGTAGGCGGATTTTACAGAGGTAATACATGGAAAGTAGGTTTGAATGGTGTAAATGGCGATGCGTATTTTGGATTAAAAGGTAATGATTCAACAAGGGCAAACAAGTTAAATTTATTTTTACACCCGTGGAATAGCAAAGGTTCTGCAATACTAATAGCATGTCAGCACAAACAAAGCGGGCAATGGGCAGAGAAAGATTATGACGAATGGCTAACTAGTACTATTAAATCAATTAAAAAAAATACAGATAGACAAATAATACTTAGACCGCATCCAAGATATCCATTATCTCAACAAAGGTTTTTAAATGATAAAAAAATATTGATACAAAATCCAAAAAAATTACCCGGAACTTATGACGACTATGATTTTAAATTGCAAAATATTTTTGCAGTTTTTAATTTCTCTAGTAACCCTGGAATTAATGCAGCAATTCAAGGTACACCAGTTTTTGTTAGTCCGTCAAGTCTTGCATGGGATGTGAGTAATAAAAAAATAGAAAATTTAAATAAAATAGAATTTCCTGACAGACAACAATGGTTAAACGATCTAGCTTATACAGAATGGCACTTAGACGAAATAGCAACTGGTCTTCCAATTTTAAGATTGACAGATCATTTCTAAATTGTTATACTATAGTATCAAAAGGAGTCTTATGGACATTGAAGATTATTTAGAATTGTTAGCAGGATTTCAACTTAATGAAAAAATGCCAAAATATGAATTTTATTTAGAGACAAGAGACGTTAAACTTATCACAAGTCTTGCAAAACAAGTCCGTGGCAATACAGGATTAACAGATCGGCAACATGAATTAGCTAAAAAAAAGTTACTCGAATATCAAGACCAATTTGAAAAAAATGATTTTTTTGATTTAGATAAAGATCTAGAAAATTTAAGGATTGAACTTAGGAATATAAACCGTGCTAAAACTGTTAAAATAGTTTTAAAAGATTATTTTGATTTATTTTCAGTTCGTGATAAATTGATGATTGCGGTAAGATTTCCCTATAGTAATAAAATGATCAAGTATATAAATTTTATTAAAGATATGCAAGAACGCAGGGAATATGATTCAAAATCTAAAACTCATTTCATTGAATTTACAGAAAAAAATGTATTAAAATTAGTTGATAAATTAAAAGATGCTAACTTTGATATACAGGAAGAACTTATACAATATTATGATCAAATAAAAGAATTTGAAACTACTCCACAAAATTATGAACCAGGCATTTATAATTATAAATTAAAAAACGTTCATACAAGATGTATTGATTATATGCACAATTATTTTGGAGAACCTTGCTTAGAAAATCTTGCAATATTTTATGATCGTAGAAATGAGTTTGGTCTTAGTTATTTTGATCAAGATAATCTCCAAGATTCACTATTGAAATACTCTGAATTAGCTAATAAAATAATTAAATCAACCTATCATCATACTTTTGTTGACAATAATCAATTTTCACTTATAGACGTATGCAGTGCATTAAATGAATTAAAAAGATATCCATTACTTATAGTTTTAAAACATGGCGAAGAAATAGAAAATTTAACAAATTTACATCAAGCTTTCGATCAGAAAATTGATACAACAGACATTGCTGTAATGTATAGATTAGAAAATAATACTGAAAAAAATATCCAATTTAATGAACTAGTTAAAAAGTTTAATTTTAATAACAAGTTAAGTGATAAAACAAAGGTTGTAATAATCAATAACGAAAAAATCCCAAAGCCATTACTCCAACTGAAATGGAAGCCAAATACAACTTTGCTATGCGATTCTTTTAGACAAAAAAAACAGATAACAACTTATTCCAATGAGTCTAGCTTGGTAATAAGATATGATAATATAAAAATTTCTATGCTCAGACCTAATAATATCGGAATATTATGACAACATGTAAACTTATCATTGAAGACGAAGTTAATATTAAGATAGAAGGACTTCCGGTTGAGATACGTAGGAAACTTGCAAATGCACTTAAATTTGAAGTACCATATGCTCGCTACATGCCGCAGTATAAGCTTGGTAGATGGGATGGTAAGGTAGCTTTTTTCGGAATTGGTGGTACAGGATATGTCAATCATCTTGATACAATTGTAGAGATATTGCAAAACAATAGCATAGAATTTGCCGACATAGAAGACCGCAGGCATCCTGTTACACTAGACTTCCAACCTATAACAGAAGACTATTGGAAACAGCAAGGGGTAAAATGGCCTGAAGGACATCCTGCAGCAGGTGAAGATATCATACTAAGAGATTATCAAGTAGAAGCTATAAATAATTTTGTTAAGAATCCGCAGTCTCTACAGGAGATTGCAACA